GTCTAGCAGCAAATGCTTGATCGGACTGAATCCTTTGTGCAACATCAGGCTGTTGAGTGTATTGCTGTATAACCTGTAGTGCAATTTGTGCTCCAGCGGGTCTAGCCGGCATCTCGATACCTGCAAAGATTTTAGCCAGATCATCTGTAACTTGTTCAACGATTTGTTGTTGTGCAGTTTCAACTGGCTGTAGAACGGCATCGGCCATAACTGGGTCAATGCTTGCAGCAGCTACATCTAGTAGATTATCTACGTTCAAACGATTGTTGGCGTTCAACTGGTTGAGTGCTACGAACTGCTGTAGTTTCTTTTCTACAGTTTCTGGGTCCGTGTTCTGCACATCAAAGTTAATGAGTATATCAAAGTTTTCATCTGGGTTGCCCTTGTCAAAGACTTGTGGGTCTGGCACACCTGTAACACGGAAAAAGACTTCATCTGGTCCAAAGCGTTGAAAGCACTTGTAAGCCATCTTGATTACCTCGGCTGTATGGCTAAGGAACTTGTCCACTAGGAACTGCTTGCGGATTTGGCTAATTTGAGAATCTTCGTCTAGACCCACCAATCTATCCGATAATTTAAGAAGAGTATCTTCTATTTCTACAGAACCTGTAGGAGGTGGAGGCGTTGGAGCAAAGTCCAAGTCACCCTTACGACGGTAAGGAATCATCCTACCTGGACCCCAATCATTAGGAGCTTGCCCTACTGGGTGCAGAATCGGAGGCAGAGTTGCCAAACTGTTTCTGTCTACCCTTGAGTCGCGCTCAACCTTTACTTGGTTCTGTATGCCGCGAAGAACAGATGGGATGGTTGTTGTGTCGTATAGTCGTTTGCTATCCTCAGATAGCTTTGTAACTACTACTGGGTAGTCCTCGTAGCCATTGAGAAGTTCAAACTTGGCGTAGCCCGGCACTTCTTCGTTACCACTGAACTCCTTGTGGAATACTGTGCAATAGATGCCTTCTGCACCATCTTCTTGGTCAATTAGGCGTTGATACGCATAGCAGATTTCTACTAGTTCATCAGCCTCGTAAGCATTATCTGCTAGGCTTAGGCTTCTGCGGCCTTCTTGCTCGCGCTCGATGGAGTCAATGTTTACACCTTTGTATTTAGATATGATGTAATCCACGAAGTCCTCGTCCCATCCGTCTGTGACTACCTTGTTCTCTAGTTCCTGTGGGGTGTAATAAGTTTTCCAAAAGCAGTAAGGTGCTCTTTGAGGATCAGTAACATATGGGGGAAAAAAGAAATCACCATCAGGAGCAAGTGTTTTAACATCCGGAGCGTTGACTTGTCTACGAACAATAGGAAGTTCAGCTACTCCATTCTTTCTTAGTTCACGTAATGCCTTCTTGGCTCGTTTCTTGGTTGTTCCCTCAAAGGTTGCTTGAAGCAAGGCTGTTAGCTGTTCGTCATCTTTCCCGTCCTGTATTGCTACAGACACTTCTGGGCTAACTTGTGCAATCTGATTAAGGTCCAGCTGCTGGAGAATACGTCTATCCTCTCTCTGCCAGCCTATATAGGTAATCAGTATGCCTCGCTCAAGCAAGTAATTAGCACCTAGTTCCATTTCCCTGTGGAACCTAGGTATGTATCCAGAGGATACCATCCATTTTAAGAACCCAGAAACTATACGACTTCTTGCAATATCTCCGCTTTCTACTGGGAACGCCCTGACGTTTGCACGGTTCAGGGATGCTATAAATAATGATACTAGCCTTGTAATTCTCTCATCAATAAGATGGCACTCCATATCGGACGCACCTTCCCAAGGGAAGGCATCCGCTCCGTGCTTGCGGTGATCGCGGCTCTTACCGGGCCAAAAGTTTCTGCGATCATCGTAGGATGTTCTGCAGAGGTCAAAGTATGCTTCTAGCTCAACAACCGTTTGGTCATAGGCTAGACGGAGGGTCTTAATATCTGGCTCCTCCTGTAAATATGTTAGGGATTCTGAAACGCTATCAGTTATCATTTTGGGATTCTAATCTTTTGTGCACGGATTTTAACAACCGAATTGTATAAGTAGATGATACACCTATTGTATCACATAGCTCTGCATTTGTCATTGGGACTCCTGTCTCGTGCAATACATACCTCCTTAGCATTTCCCAAGCTGCAAATCTATCAACTTGCTCCCTGCACCAATTGCGATTAAGGGTAATATTACTTTCCTTTTCGCACATAACGGTAACTCGTCCCCTTGTTATCCGATATTGCCTCAAAGGTAATAACCTTTCCTATTAACTTGCCCTGCCACTTTCTGGGGACAAGCATCGGGACCTTTTTACCAATATCTTTATTGTAAACGTAGTTGTATCTAGGGTTCGGACATTCGTCAAGAACGTGACCCAAATAATGCTTGGGTATAATTTCTTCAATCATTAGGGATTCCTCAAGGATTGCTGTTCCCTCTTCAGTTACCCAAGTGTTCTTACCCTTCCCTGTTAATGAACCCTCGGGTAGTTTTTCCTGAGATATTCGCATAGCTTCCTCGAATTGCACTTCTTGTTCAGTTGCAATCTGTATTAATCTTTTTTTTGGCATTAGTAACCTCCTTGTGCTCTAGTTGTTGTTTGCATTTCGTTTATTGTAAAGTAATCCGGACCCATTCCAGCGTTTGACATTCTAAAATATCTAAGAGCATCAAAGAAGTCCTTTAGGGCTTCGTCGGATTTACCTTGTGAATTGTAGTTAATAATGCTTTCTATTAAATTACCGCAGTCCTTGTGAACATAGCACCTTGGTCTATTAGCTTCATCAATCTCAAAATTCGGATTATAATTGAACCACTCATCTAAAGCTGTGCAACCAATCTGCTCAGTCTGCCCATCGGATGGTAAGAAACTCATACCGTAGTCATAGAATCTAGTAAAGAGATCAACATTGCTCTCATTCTCCTTGGCAAAGAACCTAGAATCCCCAATCCTTTCCATTACTTCTATGCCTAAATCCTCCTCAATCTCTTTAAATAGTTCTACGTATCCCTCAACATCGTATCCAATCTTCTTGGATGCTGGTCCGTATCTCCACTTTGGGTCACCGAATAACGCCCATTCACCGTAAGTATCCCTATCTGGCCACTCCTTGCGGATAAATATTTCATCCCCTTCGGATACCCCAGCCCAGATTGCTACGTAGTTACGAGCAAAGGCTGGGTCAACTACCTGATACCAAGTCAAGGAATCCTTGTCCGGGAACTTAATGCCGTGCTTGTTGGGTTCATCGGATATAACATTTAGCTCAGGGGTAAAGTTCGGGAGCAGTGAAGTCATTGACTTCGTGGGTAACCCGTAGGCACGAACCATTATCTGATCCTCGCTGGAGTTCTTGAGGTCCTTAGCTATACGATCATAACCCCCGAAGGGGTTCTCGTCCGAATGCAAGTATACTATTCCAGCATCGCGTTCAGGGCTGTATTGCTGAACTGGAACATCTTTACCCAGAAGCTCTGCGTTCCTAGTTTCTAATGTCTCCGCTCCCTTCAGATACTCGGATACGAATGGTGTGTATCCATCAATAGGTGTAAAGCCTAGGATCATCTTGGAGTCCCGCGTAGCTAGACGGAATCTCAGAGTATTGACCAATGCTGCATCCCCGAGGTATTCATCCAGCCAGGCACCTATATTTAAGCTTTCGGCGTTCCTGAACCCGAACTCGAAGCCCTCGAGGATGGTCTGATTGTTACTGAACTGCGTATAGGTTTTGAAGTCCACCCTAGTTCTAGTATCAGGAAATATGAAACTAGAGCCAGTGAAGCCATTCTGCATACTAAAATTAATATATCCTTCAATCCCCTTTGTTTTCCTTCTGAACTCCTTGGGCATCATTTCCCAGACTGCTGCTTGCTGAACCTTTACGGATGTATCCGCGTTCTGGCTGAAGCACACAACGTGACCGTCCTGATTTTCGGTAACGGCCTGCATAACCATCTTGGCACAGCCAGTTGTCTTACCACTTCTATTACCCCCGAAGGTAATGACCTCATCGTATTTCTCAATAGCATCCCGCATCCTGTCCCATCCGGGCAGATCAAAGCCGTGACGAAGGGGATCACTCTCCGCTGCACGTATACGCCCCTCGTGAGCCTCGTGCAAGTCCGACAATAGCTTGGGGTCAGCTTCACCTAAAAGGACTATCTCCTCGTCCGTGGGGGCTTTGAGGATGGGGTGCTTTGTAAAATCAATGAGCATTAA